CCTCTCTTGGTCGTGTAGATTGACGTCGTCCTATAACGCTTAGTACCCCGTACTACGTACGGGTCTGTCGCATTTTCCTCACCCATTCTAGCATAACAGCTATAAGAAGGGATGAGGACGTCAGTCTGGTATGTCTTTTCGTTACGATTAGACACGCCTTTCCAACTTCGGAAGTAGCCGCCCTCCCACCCTGGCTTACCTGGCCCAGATAGTTCATAAGTGCCGAGCAAATGCCCGTCACCGTAACCATCCGGTCCAAACAGCCGAAACTCCTTCACAGTGTAGGAATAGCAGATCCTTGCTAGGGACCTCTCTCCCTTCCTCATGAAGAAGTTATGGGCGATGAAGAGTGACCTCTCGGAAACCTCTTTCTTGAGGTACCAAGGTCGGACGTCAAAACCTAAGAACCAGTCAGCACCGCAACTCTCTCGGAAAGGCCCATAGCAGAATGACTTCTCACTATTCAGTGTGAAGCCACACCACCGTAGGACCTCCTCTAAGAGAGTGTAAGCGCCAACAGGGACAATAATGTCGTCCCCGTAAACCGTTAACGAAAAGCCTTTTTGAAGGCGCCCGTCAACGAAGACTGGTTTACTCGCGAGTTCAAGGGAATCACACACGGCAAGCGCTAGAGCATAAAATATCAAGCTCTCGAGCTCAAACGTATATGCGTTGCCCATCGAGCTAAATTTCTCCAGCTCGACGACTTCACCCTTAAACTCGACCCTTTCCGACCTAAAGTGGTCTAAAAGTTCAAACCACTCAGAAGGAAGAAGGGACATAACAAGAGCGTAACTTACAGTATCTGAAGCGCTGCTCAGATCAATCGTAGCGTAATCGCCACGAAGAGATCCTTGCAGAGCAAGACGCTGGTTCACACTCTGATCACGCAAGTCGACTCCGAACAAATCGAGCCTGTTCTTCATGTAGCTCCCGATTCCTTTTTGCCCGAGGGCATTAAGGGAGGGTTCCACACAAATGGTCCGATCCGTTTTAGAAGTCTTTGGGACAAATCCCAAGCGAGCGGGCCGTACTTCGACAGGAACCACCCAACGCACGTCTCCGGGCAATCCGGTAGAAATGTGCTGATTGGCTACAGCGTCGCACCATAGTGGGAATTCCGCAAGGAAATCCCCAAGCACGCTAACAAGGGATTCGCTACACTGCATTGGCGCTCCGAGCTTCGATCTGAAGCTCGCTACACGCCCGACGACATTAGTCGATGCACCAGGTCCGAAAAGAAATGGCAGATCCGCAAGACTAGGCACCGGGCCAAGGATGTGAGCGATTATACGTTGGGCGGTATACAATATACCACCTACGTCCCAATTGGGACGCTCACTCCATAACCTAGTGTTCGTCAAGCGGCATTCCTCTTCCGCAGCCCTAAACTTGAGAACAGCCTCCCTTTCCCTATCATACCCTAAGTCAAGGAAATCTTGTTTTTCAACAAGCGCCTTAATCTGTCGAGCATATAAGTAATCAGGAAGCTGGCTCTTGTCAAGCGCGAGTACGTCGATTTTAAAGTCGACTACCTCACGATAGGCACCTTTCTGTATAAGAGAGTTTAAGCTCTCACACAGGGGGCCGCCCAGAACCGCGCACTCAGACGAGAGATCCCGGATAAAAGAGAGATTTTTACCTCTCCCCTTACTTTCCTCAAACCTTGACATAACTCCTCCTTATAGAGTTAGCAGAGGATTAACTCGAACTTTTACCTAGTTCGGGCTGACAAGGCTAATAAACGCCTGAGTCACCGGGAGCACGGAAGATTTCCATGCATCGGCAGCAGCGTTGTTCGCCAAGGTACCGGTATTGGTGGTGCTGGACGCACCTTGGACAATACCGCACAACATCCTGATCAAGTTTGCTCTGTCCGCGATCGTCGACCGCGCTGGAGCAAACATCGTGACAATCCCGACGATGGTATAAGCAACCATCGGGGGAGCCACGTAACCGGCGGATGTTCCTGAGGCACCCAGGGTCTCCAGTACGGGGACCTCGAGCTTCGCGGTGGCCTTGTAGTCGCCCGACTTAACCTTCTCGATTGAGAAGGTCAGTCTCGGTTGACCGTCAACCGGCACGTTCGCCACTGCGGCCCTCCAAAAGGGCCATGGCGTATCCGTGATCGGCTGCAAGGTGAACTCTGTCGGAGTTCCATCGTCTTTGACGAGAAGATTCGTCATTTGGCTCATTGTTGGAGCTACCTTTGCGTTTATTAGACGCAGTTAAGAAACAGAGATCCACAAGAGACCATTTTGGTCAAATGCGGAGGATTTTCAACGGAGTCTCTGATGTATTAACCCAATCGCGTTCAAGATCCTCTTGGCCGACATGGCTTTAGGGATAGTATTGAACGTAGGGAAAGGGACGCTAAGTGAAGAAGAGATCGTCCGCTTTATGCGGAAGAAAGTCTCTCTACGGGCAGCTGCCTCGTAGTACAGACCCGGATAAGGTAGTGCAAAGTTATTGACTATCCTACCGCTCTTACAAGCACCTCTCTCGACGGTTAAGAACCTACCGCTCAACGCCGGGATTACTCCCCACGCTGAGAGATAAGATCCGATCGGTAGAAACCAATCGACGACGAAAGAATACGGAACAACTTCCCAAGCAATTGCTGCCGGGTTAGTCAACTGAAGTGACCGATTAAGCGACAAGTCCTCGAAAAGATCACAAATTATGATCCTAGAGTACGTGAAGCTCGCAGGGTTCTTGTAGCCTGTAGAGGCTGCAACGTCAGTTACGATCCGTTTAGCACCTGAAGACACTCTGAACCTGATCCTCCTCGGGCCAGTAATAGCCTTTAAAGCTTTTGCAGCTTCATAAGACTGGCTGACCAAAGGAAGGAAGGCGTACTGTGTCTCAAGCCATCGAGCAGAAAAGTCCTTAGCGATCACTCGCTTTGAACTCCTCTGCTGACTCCCCAGAGTCCTCAAAGCTTCCGGGATATTCCCGTGCTTCAAAGATAGGAGAGCAGACCCAATTGACCGTAAGTTACTCAGGATCGTACCATAGGATTTCCGACCTTCGGCGATATTAATGCCGAGATCAAAGGAGTGACCCCTAACGCGCCCTGCTAACTTGTTCAGCAAGCGAAGCACGTCGTTATCACTCCAGCCTACGATCGTCTGAAGATCGCTCATGGAATGCGTAAACGGTAATTCCGTGGGAAACCACGGAGCCGCCGACGAATTCTGTGTCATTTTGCGATGTAACATTTCATAATTGTTCCACTTGGCGCGGATCCCTCCGCCCCAAGATTCGTATTTTCCGTTCCCGCCGACCCACTGCTTTGAAGCAGCGAAGTCGCCGGTCCCGAAATCTCCGATGGACCAACTACCGGTAGTCATACTTCCACCTTCAAACCCTTAAGGAACCGACAAAATTCACAAGCACAGTCAGGATTGCTGAGCATTGCATATTCTCGGAAAAATCCAAGAACTGCAACGTCCAGGTCCTTAAAACTGTACGGAACCTCTAA